ACTGTCGGTCGTTGCAGGAAGCCAGCGGTTGGTGAAAACCGGGAAGCCTCCCATGTTGCCTGCCTTGATGATCGGGCCGCCGAGCGGGTTCTTTTCGAGCCCAGCTTCGTTCTGACCCAATGCACCGAAGAACAGGAACGGAAGACCGGATGTCGATGCTTCCTGTGAAGCAATTGCCGCCCAAACGGTGCGGTGCATGTACCATGCACAGCCGTCGAGGACGGATTCCTCCATGGTCGCAATGACGTTCTGGGTATCCTTGATCGGGTCGAACGACGCATACGTTGTTCCAGAAAGCGTATACGTGTTCACGCCGGTCGTGTTCATGATGCCAGTGAAAGGTCCCGGAGCGGTCGTTGAACCGCCGATGAACCCTTGCTGGTCGATCATGTTCGCCAACGCCTCGCCTGCCATCGCAAGGAGCCAGTCGCCGAGCTGTACGGAGGCATCGGCCAAAAGGTCGTTGCCAACGACAAACGGGAGCTGCCACTTGCGGGCAATGAGGACGGCCTGGCCGAAGGTCAAGCCCTGCACGGTCGAGGGGATGTCCACGCCGACGTACTGTCCAGTGAGGAAGGCACCCGTGTAATTCGGGATACCCAACTCGTCGGTCTTCATCGGCCAGTTCTGCGCTTGGCGCAAAACGGTGCCGACGGAAGCCGCAATACGGAGGATCGCTGATGCGATCTCCGGCTGGACGAGATAGCCGCCGCGGTTATCCTGTTCCTCGATGAGCGGTTCGTTCGCTTTGGTGACGCGGACCGCCTTGGACTCATGTCCCTTGTAGGCCGCTACCACCTGCGCTGCGAAGTCCTTTTTCTGTTCGCCGGTCAAACCCGTGATGTCGTATCCTTTGACGGACCGCTCCACGAGCATGGCTTCGACGACAGAACGCGCGTTCTTCACAGAGATGTCGTTCATCGTAGGGACGAGCTGCTTCTCCATGAAGTCGTTGAAACCCTCAGAAACGGTCTTTGAAACCGCTCCCAAGATTTCGTCTTTTTCCATCTGATTCTGTTGTTGGAATAGGTCTAGCTGTTCGAAGAGTGGACTTTCTTGATCTTTTCGTTGATCTGTCGAAGAGCACCTTCCGAAGCAGTTTTGACCTGCCTCACGAGCCGCTGGGTGAAGAGATAGGTCTCCAGTTCAGAGTTTGCTCCTGAGGTGCTCGACCTTGAGTTCGGGGCCGTGACGGACTTCTCGTCCGTCTTCGGTTCCTCCCCTCCGTCGCCCGAGGCTGATATTGCCTTGAGGGCCGCGGTTATCTCGTCGATTGCTTTCCCATGCTCCGTGTGGTGATCTTCAAGCGCCTTGATGATCGCCTTCAGCTTGTCTTGATTGGCCGCCGAAATGGCGCGGCCGGACTTCGTCCTTCCTTCCTGCACGTACTTCGCGACAAGGCCGGAATACTTCTTATCTTCATGGCCTTCCGCTTCTTCTTCCGCGTCGGATTCCTCTTGTTCGTTCTTTGCGTAGGCCTGAATGAGTTCGATGGCTTCCGCAATAAGCTCGAAGAAGCTCTCGACGGGCGATTCGCAGTAAGCATTACAGAACGCATACATCACGGTCATGACGTAGTTCATGCGCTCGTTCTTCTCGCGGTCTTCCGCGCCCTGCATGAATTCGTCCTCAACCACGCCCTTCTTCTCTTTCTTTCCTTCCTTGCCTTCCTTGCCATCTTCCTCGCCTTCGCCGAATTCGTCCTTGCACATATCCATGTGCGCTTTCTCATGGCGGTCAAGCTCATCGCTTGCCGATTTCGTATACTCGTCGATAGCTTTCTTGCGCTTATCTTTCGCGCCGTCCTCACCGTCATCCGGCCACGCCTTCTTCATCTCGGAATGCGCTTTGTCAAACGCCTTGACGTGCTTCAAGTGCTCGGCTTTGATGACCGATTTGAACTCGTCAATGGACTTGTTCGGCTCGCGTCCCATCGTCTCGTACGTGTCGTCGATGGCCTTCATGCACTTCTCAAGGTGATCAGCGTGCTCGCCGTCGATGGCATCCTTGAATTCTTCGATGGACTTCTCGTACTCGGAATTGTCGTTGGCCTCGGACTTTCCTTCCGTGGCTCCTTCCTCGTCGGAGACCGCCTTCTTCTCGAATTCGTCGATTGCTTTGCCGACGGACTTCTGGTGCCGGTCGTGCTCTGCTTTTAAGTTTTTAATGAGTTCGTTGTTCATATCGCTGTCTTCTGATTTATTTTTCTCGGGAACGCAGACCATTTCGCCAGGATTCTTCGGGTCATCTGCCAGCACTCCTGGTGTTTCGTCGTCGAGTTGGCAGGTGTCGCCGATCTCTGGCGACTTCTCCGATTTTTCTTCCCACGGGGGAGTCTTGCCGAACGCCGCATAATGCTTGGCAAGGTGCGCCTTCACGGCCGCTACATCCTTGTCGGGAATTGACACTCCCCCGCGAGCGCCACTAAGGGCTGCTCCTGCTGCTGATACGCCTTTCCAGACCGCCTTGAGGTCTGAGGCTCTATGATGGGGGAGTTTGTAAGAAGACTTCACGTCGGCGTTCTCTGAATCGAACCACGCGCATATCTTCTTCAGCTTTTCGATGTCATCGCCGCATTCTTTGACCTCCGCCGGGCCGTCCCATGCGGTATCTTCATCAGCCGTTCCGTAGTCGTGATAGGGAACTGCGCCTTTCGTCTCATAGAAAAATCCCTTGGTCACAAGATCGCCGGTCGAAACACCCAATATGCCCACTTGCCGTAGCGAGAGAGCATAACGTCCTGCCGGCACGGGGCAGAAGCTGACCTCCAAAAGCTCGCGTGTGCCGTCGTCGTTCTGGATATAGCCAGGAGAAACGGCCCGAAGGATCTTCTCCTGATAGAGCGAGCACGCCATGTCGGCGTCGGGATTGATCCCCTTCGGGGCGAACTTTCCGGTCGCAACGGACTTGTCACCCTGCGTCTTGATGTCGGTGATGATGCCGATCGGGAAGCTGGAATAGTTATGCGCCCAGAGGACGACGGGATTCAGATTGAAATACTTGAGGTCCCACATCGACTGGTCGAGCGAATCGCCCTGCCGGTCTTCGTCTGCCGTGCTGAAAACGACCTCGAACGTTCGATCGTCGGAAGCATCGTCTTTCGTCTGCTTCACAAAATCCGCGATCGGCTGAGATGCGAATTTCGCCTTGAGGTCAAGGGCTAACTGTTTTGAAAATTGTTTGAGTGCTTCATCCATTCCTTTTGTTTCCGGACTTTCCGGAGGACGGACTTATCTTTGTTCCCATCATAGGGGTTTGCGAATTGTTGGACATGTGTATAAGTGACCGCGCTTTTACTTGCTTCTTCCGGCAGTCGATGCAGATGGGAGAAAAGACACCGCGCCGGCGCTTCAGCTTCGTTCCGCACTTGGCGCACCGCACCGAAACGTATTGTGATGATCTGATCCCTTGTTGCATAGTTCAAATGGATACATCCTGCGGACGAATCATGCAACAACAGGAACAATGTAGGGGCGGATTTTCAACATCGCCGTAATCCATCGTCATGCTTTGCGCGTCATCACCTTCACCAACGGTGAGCGTGTCTCCTTCGCTAAAGAAATTATCGTCAATCGAAATCGTCTTACCATCCATTGATTGGCAAAGGTCGCATACATTATCCAGTCCGCTCGTGTACCAGCGGACGGTTTTCACGACGCCGGACTGCTGCCATGCGGACTTCAAAGCACTGTTCGCGGCGCGGAACGATTCGGTCTTCGCTACCGTCGCGGCGCGGCTCTCGTCGCTCCACTCATACACCTGGTCAACCCGCTTCGTGATGTCCGCAAGGGATTCGCCGTTCTGCAATCCTTCGTTGATATGGTCGGCAAGCGCGTCGATGGTCGTCTGCTGGTAGCTCTCGCTCATCTTCTGGACGGAATGTTTTACCGCTTCCTTCAGCGTGTCCGAGAACGTGAATGACGTTCCAACCTCTCCCGCGCCTTCGTTCGCCTGATGCTCGAAAAGCGTTTCGATGATCGGGAGGGCCGCCGCGGCCGTAACGCCGATCCATTTCGCAATGTCAAAAAGCTTGTCTTTGTCGATCGCCTTCCCGATGATATTGGAGAGATTTCCGATGACGTCCTTTTTCTGCTCCGCATTGATCTCCTTGACCGCCTTTGCGAGGTCGGTCTCTGCGGCGTGCGTATAGTCGCTCCATTCCTTCCATCGCGCTTCGTCCTGTTCTTTGGTCGCGGCGAACTTCTTGGTCGGAAAATCGAGGCGCTTCTTGAGGTTGGCTTTTATCTTTTCGGCAAGGTCGGTCTTCATCTGCTCGCGCTTCTTGGCGAGCGTCTGAAGCTTCGTGCGTGCCGGCCGATAACCGAGCTTCATACTTGGAGAGACTGCCTTCG